CTGATACGCTGCGACGAAACCTGCTCTTGACGTTGGCGGAGGCGGAATTTTATCGCCTCCGTTGGTCTGGTCCTGTCTTAGATGAGACCCAAGCCGCGATTGAGAAAATCCTCGCGGCCAAAGGCGCAGCCGATGCTTCCAAAAAGGCAGCGGGGGCTCGCGCTAGTATGGAACTGGCATTCGAAGATGCGATGGTGAGCCATTTCGATGCATATCTTCCATCGTGCTCTGAGCTACCCGATCCGAATGATGCTCACGTGCTAGCGGCAGCACTCAAGACCCAAGCGGCGATGATTGTGACAGAGAATTTGAAAGATTTTCCTGACGACATTCTGCTTCCACTTAACCTGTCGGCCAAGTCGGCAGACGCCTTTCTCGCCGATACAATTTCGCTTGCGCCAGGCAAAGCTGTCCCGGCGATAAAAAAGATGAGACTGCGATTTAAAAAGCCCGAGCTGAGCGCGGAACAGCTTCTCTTGGAAATGGACGCCCGCGGGCTGACCGAGACTGTGGACGTACTAAAGCCATACGTTCACTCGATCTAAAATTAGCCATCCGGCCCCGCCCTCACCCGGCGGGGTTTTTCTTTCCGAGCGTACCGGAATCGCGGAATCCGGCCTTCCCTATTGAGTAAACCGATTTATTATTTTGGGCGGCTGCCCTTCACTCTCTGGACGGCCACTTCCCCGCATCCGCATGAGCCAAGTGTAAGATGCGCCTTTGCCCCGCCCTCCCCGGCGGGGCTTTTTCTTCACGGATCATTTACCAAACACGTGCGAAGTCACTTTGGCGCGATGAGTTTAAGTACGCGCCTTTAGAATTCGCCCCGCCCTCACCCGGCGGGGTTTTTCGTTTGTGCGATTCTCGCAGCCGAACCACTGGCGATCAATAAATTACCAAATCGGCAATTTTCTTATTGACGCAAACTTACCGTTTTGGTAATTTCATTCTCAACAAACCGCTTCACCGGAGTTGAGACGACATGGCAAAGATCAAGTATTTCTCAGGCGACAAGGAATTGACCGGCATCCGCCAATTCGGCGGCAAGCTCTTCGGCTTTGGCTCAGTCGACGAACTGTCTTTTGTCGAAGGCAAGGGCTGGCAGGGTTTCACCGCCGTCGAACGTAAGGTTGAATATAAGTCCAACCCTTCGAAGCACGTCTGCGATAGCCGTTGCATCAACGCTACGGGCCGCATCATGAAGTGCGAATGCTCCTGCGGTGGGAAGAACCACGGCAAGGGCGGTTTCATGGCGGTGGCAGCATGAGCGCCCCGCTTCTCCCCGTCGCACCGGACTATCTCCGGCAAACAGTCACCTTGAAGCCGGGCGAACGCCTTCACCGCCTCCTGTCGCGCCTTTGCGACACCTACTACGACGACCTGACTGAAGAGCGCATTGAAGAACTCGAGCGCCACGCTGACCAGTTCCGTCTTACGCATGCCGACGGCCAAAGGTTCTTGGCTGAAAAGGCAGGTGCGTGATGGACATCCAGGCAGCAGCAAAGAAGATCATCGACGAGGCGAACACCAAGAGCCCCGGCGCGGCTTCGATCTACCTCGCAGAGAACATTCGCTTCCATCAGGACAAGTGCCGGAAGATCGTCAACGCTCGGGTGAAGCCTGCTGGCTGGACACTCGGCAAGCACACCGAACTGATCCAGATGCTGATCACAGCGCAGTCTGAGCGCCATGCCCTGCGGGTGGCGGCATGACCGTCGCTCTCGACAAGTCCGCGCTTTTTGACGCGATGGAAGCCTTCTGGAATGCCGAACCGGGCAACGACAAGGGCGTCGAGGCGGCAATCTCCGCCTACCTCACCCGCATGCGCCTTACCGGCCTTCATGAAACCGTCATGGCTGAAAACGAACGGATGAAGGCTCGTGTCTTCGCCGTCGCGGCGGAGTAGCGCCGATGACCCGTCCCGATCCGATCATCCGCCCCTTCATCCCGCTCACGCCGTCGGCGACCGGCTATCGCGATCCTTCCCGTTGGATCGAAGCCGTTGCCCTCGCCTCTCTCATCCTTGCCTTGCTTGTCTTCGGAACCGTCCAGCAGGAGCGGCTTGAGCGTCGGGATACCATTGAAAGGAACGTATAATGTCGACTGAAGTCTCGACCGATCTCATTATCAAGCTGCCGGCAACTATGACGGCCGCGACCTTCACCGACGATGCAGAGTTTGAAAAGCTCTACAGCCAGGTCAAGGAAGCCGTAGACAAGCACGTTCCGGACCTGACCACGAAGGGCGGCCGGGATGCGATTGCATCGACCGCCTACAAGGTCGCCCGCACCAAGACGGCGCTGATCGCTCAGGGCAAGAAGCTGACCGAAGGCTGGCGCGACCAGACGAAGAAGGTCAATGCCGCCTGCAACACGATTGAAGCAAAGCTGGACGCGCTCCGCGACGAAGTGCGCAAGCCGCTGAATGAATGGGAAACCGCCGAGACGGCGCGGACCGAGAAGCATCAGCGGGCTATCAACGATCTCCTCGCCTACGTCACCATGTCGGCCGATCACCCATCCGGCGAACTCAAGGATATGCGAGATGCCGTCGAGGCTGTCGTCGTCGACGAGGCATGGGAAGAGTTTCAGGACCGTGCAGCGCTCGCCAAGACGGACGCCCTCGCCGCCTTGGATCGCCTGATCAATGTCGCCGAACGGCGCGAAGCCGATGCAGCCGAGCTTGAGCAGCTTCGTGCGGCGCAGGCCGAGCGTGACCGCCTGGACGCCCAGCGCCGTGCCGATGAGGAAGTCGCAGCCGCCGAGGCGAAGCGTGTCGAGGACGAACGTCTGGCCGAACAGAAGCGCAAGGATGACATCGCGGCCGCCGCGGCCGAGGCAGCCGCGCAGGCTGAACGTGATGCCGCGCAGCGGATCGCCGATGCCGAGCGGGCTGCCGAAGAAGCCCAGAAGCGCGCCGACGACGAAATCGCCGCTGCTGCAGCTGAAGCCGAACGCAAGGTAGCGGCCGATCGCAAGCGGATCGCCGACGAGCAGGAGGCCGAAGCGGCCGACCAGCGCCGCCGGGACGCCGACCGCGACCACCGGAAGAAGGTCAACAATTCGATCATCTCTGCCCTCGTCGAGTGCTCCGGCATCGCAGACGAGCAGGCCATGTCGATCGTCATCGCCTTGGTCAAAGGCACCATCCCCAACGTCACCCTGAAATACTGAGGAGAATGAACATGGGCGCAGTAGCACGTCACGACGAACAGAGCGTTATTCCCATTTCCGACGCGCCAATGGTGGCGATGATCGAACGCATCGTTATGGACCCGTCCATTCCGATCGATCGCCTTGAGCAGATGATGGCGATGAAAGAGCGCATGGAAGACCGCGCTCGCACGACGGCGAAGGAAGACCGAGATTTCGAATCCCGCAAGGCATACTTCGCGGCTATGTCTGCTTGCCAGAAGAAGCTGCCGGTTGTCGTCAAGTCCCAGCGCAACAGCCACACCAATTCGAACTATGCCGACCTGGCCGCAATCGAGGCGCAGGCCATGCCAATCATCCATGATCACGGTTTTGGCGTTTCGTTCCAGCCGGACGGATACAACGACAACGGCGAGCTGCGCATCCTTTGGGAAATTTCCCACAATGAAGGGTATGTCCGTAACGGGGTCGGCGAAATCCCCGTCGATGGGGCCGGGACCGGCGGCAAGGTCAACAAGACCGGCACCCAGGCTTTCGGCAGCACCGCCACCTATGGCCGCCGCTACCTGCTTTGCATGCTGTTCAACATCAGCACCGGCGATGACCGGGACGGCAACAAGGCTCCGCCCGAACCTGAAAACGTACCGAAGATCACCGACGTTCAAGCTACCGTCATCCGCGAACTGATCGAAAAGGCGGAAACAACTGCCGAAAAGTTCTGCGAGCACTACAAAATCGAGGCCATCCCCGAAATCCCATCTGCTGGTTTCTCCGATGTCGTTGGCTCTCTGCGCCGTCGCATCGCCGTCATCGCTGAAAAGAAGGCGGCGCAGAATAATGGATAAAATCATCCAAGGTACGGACGAATGGTTTCAGGCGCGCGCCGGAAAGACGACAGCCTCACGGATCGCCGATCTGATCAACAAGACCGCGAAGGGCGCATATGCGGCGACGAGGGAAGCGTACGCCAAGCAGCTCGTAGTTGAGCGCCTGACTGGTAAGTCGGCTGAGAAATACACCAGCAAGGAAATGCGCTGGGGAACCGAAACCGAAGGAGAAGCGCGCGCCGCTTACGTCTTCAATCGCGCTGCCGTCGTTGAGGAGGTCGGTTTCATCCTGCATCCGTCCATTGCGGACTGCGGCGCATCTCCGGATGGGCTCTCCGATGAAGATGGGCTTCTGGAAATCAAGTGCCCCAAGACCGAGACGCACATCGAAACGCTTCTCACCCAAGAGGTGCCGGAAGAATACATCCCGCAGATGCAATGGCAGATGGCCTGTACCGGGCGCGCTTGGTGCGACTTCGTATCGTTCGATCCCCGCGTTGAGGAATACCT